TCGGTTGACGCTGTCTGAATTAATAGCGTAATCCTTGGCAAAGCGTGGGGAGATGTCCATCATCAATAGGACATTGTCCGCCTCCCCGCCCTTGGCTCCGTGGATCGTGGAGAGCTTAATACGGTCCGCGTTGGAGATTTTATAGCCCCGGCGCAGGACTGCTCTCAGGTACTGCCGCTTGTCCTCACTAATCCGGGTCAACGCTTCATGCCAGATGGCATCGGTCAGTAGCCCGTAGTGACTACTCAGGGCGGGTAAATCGTACTCAATGACATCGGGGTCACCCTTGAAGTTCTTGTAGCCCCGGGCCACGAAGTTTGGGCCCAAATACTTGTAGACATTCTGGGTGTCGTTTAGGCCGAGCGTGAGGCCTTTGCGGAGCCTCTCCCAATCGATGACGGCTTTGAGCATCTGGGGGGAGAGGCTGGGGACGCTGTTACGTTCAAAAAGAACTCCGTTTGACTTGAGCCACTCGTGTATTGGATTGAGCAGGTAATTTGTACTAGCGAGAATGAGCCATTCTCCATCGCCAACAGGCACATCTTCGAAGCGGTAGTACTGTCGAACGGAGCCAATAAAGTCTCTTGGCTTCCATTCTTTACTCTGACGATTTCTGATCCTTTTGACAATATTATTTGCAAATTGGTGGACTGAAGCGGGGACTCGGTAGGATTGTTGGAGGACATGGATATCACCTTTGAATTCGAGAAAGGATTTCACATCGGCTCCGGCCCATGTGAACACGGCTTGATCATCGTCCCCGGCAATGAAGACGCGCTGGGCTTTGCCGACCAAGATTTCGACCATCTGCCACTGTAGGCGTGACAAGTCCTGTGCTTCATCGATGATCAGTACTTCCAGCGACGGCAGACGCGCCGTCTCGACTACTGCCATCTCAAGGAGGTCTGTGAAGTCAAGTAGATTACGCGAGGCTTTGTAGTGTCGATAACTTCGCTCCACAAACTCAAAATGGTGCCACTCGATATCCAATCCTGATTGGTTGTAATGCTCTCTAAGATCCACCCCTCGAATGCGGGCAAGGTTGATCTCATTGAGAATAGGATTGTCTGCTTTTGCATAGCCTTCCTCATCGTCTTTCGATACGTCCAGTGTAATACCGGTTTGCTGGGCAAACTCAGCATAATGCTCTGGCTGCATCATGTCATCTGCTTTCGCGCCAAGGCAGCGGAACGCGAGGCTATGTAGTGTGCGGAAGTATGGGAAGTCAGTCTTCTCGTTTAGATGTGGGAACTTGGCAATAGCTCGATCACGGGCTTCGTTTGCAGCCTTTCTGGTGAAAGAGAAATAGCCAATCCTCCCTGATTGAACGCCGTCATCCAACTCCTGCTCTACACGATTGAGCAGGTAGGTGGTCTTCCCTGATCCGGGAGGCCCGAAAACTTTGCATACTGCCGTCATGGTTCTAGCCCTTTCCGAACGTCCTCAAACAAACGATGTGCCAGTTCTAATGTGGCCGTGGTTGGCAGGTCTTCAAAGAACGCAGTGAAATAATTAGCTGCCGCGTACTGTCTTATCCTTGTCCCAGAGATAGCGTCAACGCCTTTTCCGTCAGGGTTCCGCTCTCCAGCAGATACCATGGTTATTTTCTTGAAGTGGAAGTAGAAGTCCTTGCCGTTATAGCCGTCCAAATAAATCTGATAAGACTCCATTTGATCATCACCTGCGACAAAAATAAGATGCTCTGTGCCTTTGTCGTTAAGGTTGCACAGTTGTCCGATAAAATCTAATTCTCTTCTGCCTCCCATGACGAAGTTAGTGTCAGGAAACAGTTCCTTTAAGTACTCCAATTTAAGCTCGGGAGGCAAAGGGTTGTCTATACCGTGAGAGGCGCTTAATACGATCACATGGTCCGCCTTATGGTCTCGAGCAAGGACCCTCACTTTTTCAATCAGGCACTGATGCCCCCACGTAGGAGGGTTCATCCGTGCATAAGCAAAGACGGTGGTCTTCGCACCCTCTTTCAGCCCTGTCTGCCTTAGGAAGTTCTGTCGGCTAAACTCTTCTCTGTCCACTAGCTTGGTCACTCGCTGTTCGTAGACAACGACAAAACCTTCGCCCTTTGTCTCTTGCCCATTAATCTCAGTGTAAAACTGACGGGTGCTAGATAAAGCATTATTCAATAGCCTCTTGGCTTTTTGCAGATGCGAGTGCACAAAGAAAAAGGCATCGAATGTAGGTGAGGCGAATGTGGATTCATCACGAGGTTCCGCAGTACCCTTGATCCGTTTATTGATGTAGTGCATCAGCTTCACAGATTGACGCATCACTTCTCGATATTCCTCTTGCACCAAGGGCGTATTGTTAATCTCTTGCAATAGTGTGGAGAACTCCTGTTGATACTCTGCGGGGTAGTACACCTTATTCAAGTTGATCCGTGGGTCAATAATCACCACATCCGTATCGTGCTTAAAGCGCGAAAGGTCAGCGGGCGTGAACAGGCCTCCGGTGTGTTGCGTATGTATCGCAATGCCTATGCTGGAGCCATAGATTTTTCGGCCTATGGGAGCATCCGAATAGCATGAGTAGGTAACCGTGTTTGCTGTGAAGGATGTTTTGTCTGTGCCTATGTCCAGATTCATCCCCTGCACATACATCAAGTCGCCCTGAAAAATGCCTGTCTCTGGTGTGATCTTGGGCAGGTGCGTCAGTGCAGCAGTCATCTTATCAACAAGATTCTGCGAATAACCGTAATGCAGGCGGATATCATCCGGGGTGAAATTCAGCTTCGGTGTCTTGCTGAAGTAGGACTTTGTAGCTACAAAGAACTTACCCGTTGCATTGTCATGGCCGAATACAATGCTGGGGCTACCATCAAACTTCTCGGTGATGATCAGGCTGGACTTGTAGGACTTGTCCTCCATGGACGCCACCAGCATGTTGTGCAATTCCGTCAGTGTGCGCAATGCATAGAACAGTTCTGTGTCGCCTAATCTAATGAAGCGATCCTCAATGTGATCTATGTGGGTAGGGCGATCCTTCCGCACTGCCACGCTTTTGACTTTCGGCAGCGGCGCAAGAGGCTCCATGACAGGTGCTTTTCTCTTTGACCCGCGGGCCATGGTCCTCTTCACTGGACGCAAGGAAGACAGCGTAGGCGCTTTAGGCATACGTGGAATCTTCAAAATGGGCTCCCTTGCTGACGTACTGTCTCTGTCGTGAACGGCGCATCTTGTTTTGCAAACGCAGGTATACGCCAGCAGCGCACCGTCCTTCCCTTCAAGAAGATGCTGATGGGCTCACCGCCCATGTCACGCAGACGCTGTGCCATCTTGGGCGCAGTCATGCCCTTGAAGTTGTTGCGCATCAGATGCGCTTCAAGGTCTTTCATCCGGAAGTGACACCGACCATCCTCAATGTCAATCCATGGTCTCCCCATAAGAAGCTCTTCGCGGTCCATGGCTTGCTGCATGTGCGTAGTAAACTCTTCAAGGAGGTCCATGAAACGGCCCGTAACCGACGTATCCTCGCTGGCTTCCGAGATTTGTTCAGTCTCGACCATCTCTTTGAGAAGTCCGTTAAGCATGTTCTCCCAATCCATCTTTTTGAGCGTGGGTGGGAGGAGGTTAAGACGTTCAAGACACGCTTTTTGAAACGCAGCTTGATTAAAGAGACTGTCCGTTTCGAGTTCGATCCGCCGACCATTGATGTCAAGGAACCAGAGTGGTGGCTCACTCGCATATTTTGAGAGCGATGAAAGTGTCGGCGAATCAGGACCATTACCCCCGATACCATATTTCCGCGTTCGACATAAACCAGAGTTGCAGAACGAATTGAGCGGGGCATCCTTACACTTGTAACGATAATCCTTCTTGCCCAGTTGTTTGATAACAAGTTGCACCTCGTTGTTTGGAAGTGGTGGAGCGAAATATTTTTGATTATGCTCGACTACCTTGTCTTCCCAAGATGCGGGCGTAAGCTTTTTAAGATAGATGCCAACATTGAAGAGACCATTGTTTCGAGTACCTTCTGGGAACCCTTGGCTACAGAGGGCTTGAAGACACGGGGGACCATCTTTAATCGGCGCTTCCGCAACCTTAGGTGCCTCTGGAGCGACCAACGGCGGCGTTTGCACAGCCGCTTCGTAGAGAGCATAAAACTCCTCGAGCGTAGCCGCCGAGCCATCCGCATTAAAGGCATATCGCGTCCCGTCATCACCAGCGAAGTAAGGAAGATTGAGAAAGTTGCCCGTGTCTCCGCGGTCCACGAGGATTTCAGCTTGCTTGGGGAATATCTCCCGTCCTGCCTCGCCAAGGAGTGCAGCACAGGCTTTTAGATAGCTCTGCATGTCCCGCGCAGGGATGGGTTCGGTAGTGAATAGAAAGCAGTGAGCGCCGCCAGATTTACTACGGCAGACAACCAGCGGCAGATTGAGTGACGCTATCTTCTCAACCAATCCTCGATGATCGATAGGGTACTGATCAATATCGATGCAGCCCCATACACAAGAGTTATCAGCCCGAATAGGAATAATACCAAGGGAAGGCTCAACACCATCAAGGTGACGCTCCCAAAGGTCATCCGATGGAGGTTTACGTACAACCGTAGCTTGCCCGTTTTGTTTTCCATCTCCCCGCTCACCCTTAATGACGTATGTGCCATAGGCAATATCCAATCCACTGAATATTGCTTTGAATTTTGTTATGTCGGCCATTCTCTATCTCTATAAAAAGGTGGGGTACTCGCTGCACCTTAGCCCCGAACGATTTCTCTTCGGTCATTACCCACAAGCGCATTCGGCATCCGCTTTCCCCCGTAAATCAGAACGGTGTAGCGTCACTGCCTTCCATGAGGTCATCAGCAGAATGCTTTACCTTCACATCCCCTGCGCTAATGCTCTGAGAGAAGCCCTTTGCAGCGAGGTACAGGTCAGGATTCTCAATCGCGCCGATACGCTCGATCTCCCAACCAAACCACTTACCCTTGTCGTTCGACTCCGCCTGAGTGGTCAGGCGATAAAGCTGCGAGAACATAGGTGGAGTATATGGGCCGTTCTTGCCGATCATCTTGGCTGACATCATCATGCTGTTCCACTTACGCGACTTCTTCAGTTGCGTGGACTTCATGGTGATAAGTGCAGGCTCTGGCACATCGTCCTCACCGACAATCATCACGTAATGATTGGCAGTGTTTTCAATGTAGTTACCGTTGTCGAGATAATCTTTATTATCGCCCGGTTCCCGGTGCGTTCTGCTAAGAATATCGCTCGTTGCGGGATAGATAGTGATCGGTGCGCCCGAACCCGATCCCCGCGGTGCCCATTCGATGTACTGACGAATGTATGCGCAGGGGATGACCGTAATACCTTTTTTACCATCGTAAAGCTGTCCTGTTACTGTGTTGTAAACCATGCCCGGCATAGCACCTTCTACTTCGCCGACTTCAGGGCTGGTGTTTGTCAGCAGACGCAGGAACGGTAATGCAAAGTCTTCCTGATTCATATTGTCAAAGCCACCCTGTTGCGCGTCTTCTTCAAAGAATGTTGCAACGGCAACTGCGTGTTCTTTCTTTACTGCGATATCGTTCTTTGCCATGATTCTTGCTCCTTGGTTCGTTAAGCAGATTTAATTGTCGCCTT